ACTTTAAATCTATTTGAACATAGTTTGGACATAGTGGATAAAATTGAAGATTCTAAAAACGCTTGGAAGTACGGTGTATAAGTGGTGGGTCCTATGTGACTCGAACACATGACCACTCCGTTATGAGACCAACGTACTATTCTGTAAAATCTTACTAACTACCATCATACCGCCTTAGTTGTGCATGTGTAACTCTCATTTAATGTCATCTGTTGTATAGTATTGCTTATAAAGTGAACACCCAAGTGAACACCCAAGATATAAAGTAGGGATTATACCATGGCTATTGATAAAAATGATTATCCTCATAAGATTGAGAATAATTTATGGAGTGATAACAACTATACTATCTTTTTTTATAACTTTATGTTTGAGAAAAAAAGATATCGTGGGCTTATTGATTTAAGTTCTAAGAGTAGTTGGAGTAAGAAAGATAGAATCTCTTCTGCTAAGATAGAGATAAGCAACATCAAGACTAAGAAAAAAGATAGTGTGCAGAATGAAAATATATCTCTTGATGATTTTATGGCTGAGTATTTTGAGCATCAACCTGATACAAGCTATGTTAAAACTCGCAAGAGTCATTATGATAGATATATCTCTCCGATATGTGGGAAAAAGAAAGTTACTGAGATACGGCAGTTACATATTCGGGATGCTATAAAGTTTCAAGAAGAAAAAGATTTGGCACCTCGTACTGTTAAGCAGACTTTGGAAGTTTTGTCACCTGCTTTTAAAAATGCTATTGCTAATAGGCTTCTATCTTTTAACCCTCTTGATGGAATAAAGATAAAGCTTCCTAAAACCAAGAAGATAGTTTCACATGCGAGCGAGGAACTGGTTAAAATACATAATGCTATATATTTAGAGTTTGCTAGTGATCCTTTTTATCTGGCACTGTTTCTTTTTGCTTTGCAAGGTCGTAGACGTGGTGAAATACTTACTCTTAAGTGGGAAGATATAAATTTTGAGAAAAGCTACTATGTTCTTCGAGACACAAAGAACAATGAAGAGCAAAAGATTTTTTTACCTGAGCCAATAAAAGAGTCTTTGTCTAAAATACCAAATATGAGCGAGTGGGTTTTTCATTCTCGTATCACTGGTAGGCATTTAGTAGACATACGAAAAGTTACTAACAAGTTAAAGGCAAGACTTGGTGATGAGAACTTCGGGATACACTATCTTCGTAATGTGATAGTGTCAGCTATGGCTGAACAAGGCTTTGATAGCATCCATCTTAGTGGCGCTTTAGGGCATAATGACCCGAACACTATTAAGAAGTATCTCACTATGAACTATTTGAAGTCTAGTGAGATGGCTTCTGGGGTTATTGAGAGGATTGTTCGGAAGTAGTTGTCTCCCTACATGTTTTTAGTTGTATTAGATATGCGTTGTAATATACATTATAATCTGCAATGATATTCTTGAATTTCTCTTTCATAATGCTTGGCAGTAAAAATTCTATAAATGGATTATGTACTTTAATACTGTTTTGTTCACATTCTAAATTCATATGACCTACCCCTAAAAACTCTATTGTAATGCTTGGTTTGATAGGCTTGCTCTCATGTATTGTCATTAGTAAAATTAACTTCTTATCATTGTAATATTCAATAACTTTCATTTTAGTTACCTCATTCTTTTAATATTAAGAAAATATATATGAATCATCATCATGCTCATATATTATTGTAATTTTTTCACCTATTTTTTCAAGTATCTCATCGTAGTGCCATGGGCGAGGGATTATAAATAAACCTTTTCTTCTATCTTCTTCTGTAAATTTATACTCTTCAGATAAACTCATCCGCATAGGAAACAGCTCATCTATCTTTTTATAAACATCTTTTTTACTTACTTTTTGAGGGCTATTCCCATGTTGAACTTCATTTATTATTTGTTGCATAATTACTTCCTTGAATTAAATTATATCAAAAGCTGGAACTATTTTCATATCGTAGGATTCTAAACATTTACTGTCTATAATCTTTAGGTGTCGAAGTCTGAAAGTCTTAGTATAGCGATTTTTCTTGCTTTTGGTATGGTAGTTTCTTTTTATAAACTGAGTTCCGGTCTTGTAGTATTTTGCTAGAATCATTAATCTGTCAAATACTAAGATAGGAACAACTGTATACATTGGTGAACGAATAACATCAGCTTGTTTATTTAGTATATTTTTAAATTTTAGTATGTCCTCTTTGGTTATCGGGTTTGATGCTACTATATTATCGTTCATTGTTTTGTTCCTTTACCTGCAAAATATCTATATTCTTAAATGCAACTACAGTGTGTATTTTTATTGCGAAGAAAGTGCCTTTACCTAGGTCTGTTTGTTCGTCTTTTCTAGTTATTCTTATATCTCCACATTCACAAAGCATGAAAGGGCTGTCAGTTCTGTAGCCATTTTTTATGATGATAAAGTCATACTTTTTAAAGTTTCCCTCAGTTCCTAATCTTTGAATCCAGTGAGGTTTTATTTCTCTGAAATCTTCCAGCTTCTCTCTGTTAAGGATTTTATAGAACCACTCTTTAGTTACTGTCAGGTGTAGTGTCATTGTTCTATTCTCAGGTCTTTTTCTATCGCTTTATCATGTGTATATTTCACTCCAATAAATCCACATTTTATACATGTACTGTTTGGTTTTGCTGTATATTCTTCTTTGCAGTTTCCGCAAGTATGATATGCGTACTCTTTTCTGAGTTCATTTGTAAAAGGCAACCAAATATTATTCCAAAAATGAAGAACCCTTGGCTTTAATTTATCATCTTCTGGGATACCCTCAAAGTCATAAAATATCTTTTGAAATGAATTATGCTCCATTATTTCTTCAAAGTAAATATCAACGCTTCCACTATAATCTTCCATGACATTTAGCATATCATCCCATGCTTCTCTCGCTTCAAATTTTGATAAATACTCTTTCTCTCTTCTTGCTTCGATGATAGCTATTTTTACACTTCTTTTTCTACTATCCCAACCAGGCTCATACATCTTGTCGGTTCCGCCCATAAGTTTCTTCATTGCGTAGTCCATGTTGATGGAGCAAAGAAACTTTTTTTGTGTGTATCCTGTAGAAACCCAGTAATAATTAAACTCTCCGTAGTCACTACTTATCATTACATTTACAGAGTTCTCTCCACAATCTAAATTTATTTTAGCCCATAAAGATTGTTCTCCTCTGAGTGTATATGTTTCAGTTAATGTTTTTTTGATTGTCATTCTCTCATCCTCTCTTCATTGAATTTTATAGCTTTTAGAACTGCCATTTTTCTATCATCATCTCTTATGCTATGGTGCTGTTTATTTATCTCTGTTAGAACATCATCTGCCAGTTTGTTCTTTACTGTAAAAGCATACATGTAGTTCAGTTCTTTCCATGTTGCTGTTTTTACTCCGTAGAGGTATTGTAGTTTAGTCATTTGTGGTCTTTATAAAATTTATAAAATCATGCAATGTGGCTCGAATCACATTAGGTTTAATATTCGCCTCATCAGATAACTGAAGTTTATCAATATCATCAGGAGACTTTATCCACCTTGCAAAACCGTCTATAATACTTCCAGCACGATATTGGTTCATCGTACTGGCTCCCATTTTTTCTAAACCAACCATATACTTTTCTTTCCAAAAATCAGTATTTTCCGTTACTGCTTCCATCTTTGGTTCACAACCATCAAACTCTTTCTCAACCGCATCTAAATATGCTCTATTTCTTTGACCCATTACAAATCCTTCAATTTTCATGCACTAACTCTCACATCTCTCATAAGTCCGTGGATAATCCCTTTTATCTTTTTAATCTCAAAAGCTTTTTTTTCATAGTTGTCATTTGAGTTGATTATCGTTTGTAACTTTTTTGAGTTGTGGTTGATTAGCATTTGTTTTAACTGGCTTACCAGCTCCGCTTGTGTGTAGATGCTTAGTTCTTCTCTTAGGAGGAGTCCCTGGATCTGTTCATCATTTTTTAGCAGCATCTCGAACTCTTTTTTGTGAAACTCAAATACTTCTATGCCTATGTTGTCGAGAACTGTGTTTAGAAGTGCCTCGTTTTCGTTAGCTGTTTTGATGATGTTCATCTCGGCTATGTTTATCTGCTGTAGCCTTGGTGTAAAGTTTTGCACTGGCTGTGATGTTGTTATGTGGCTCTGGCTTATCTGCAACACTTTTGCAATGTATGGTTTGTACTCATCCTGTATGAGTGGGCTTAGAGTTTTTAGGAACTCCTGCACCTCGTTTAGTGCTTCTTGTTTGTTTTGCGGTACATTTAGGTTGTACGACTTTGCTATGTGGTTTATGGCGAACTTTATGAGCGGTGTGCTTTGTTTTAGAAACTTGTGCAACTCTTCAATATTTCCATCTTTTACCATATCGGCTGGGTCTTTTCCCTCGGGAAATATTACCACTCCACCGTGAATGTCATGCGAGCTTAGTAATTTACTTGCTTTAAACGCTGCGGCTATCCCTGCTTTGTCACCGTCATAACATAACAATGCACGGGCATGTGCCTTTTTGATGATGTTGCAGTGTAACTCTGTGAGTGCAGTACCCATAGTCGCAACTGCTGTTTGTATGCCAGCTTGATGAAACATAATCACATCTAAGTAGCCCTCGGTTATGACGAATGTTCCTTTTTTGTAGATATGCTCTTTTGCTATGTTAAATCCGTAAAGGTTTCTTGACTTGTCAAAGAGTTTGGTTTGTGGGCTGTTTATATATTTGGCTCCCTCGCCTTTTGTGATACGACCTCCAAAGCCTATGAGCTTGCCTGTATGGTTACGAATAGGGAAACTGATACGATTGGTCAGTCTTGCGTAAGTTTTGTTGTTGTCGTCCACTGCAAGTACTCCACACTCTACAGCATCCGAAGTACTGAAGAGTTGAGCTTTTATGGAGTTGATTTGTTCTTTTGATGAAGTTGTGAAACCTATCTCAAAATTTTTGATGTTCTCGTCTGTCAAGCCTCTGTTTAAAAGATACTCGTGTGTTTTTAAGTCTAAGCTCCCGAGATAGTAGCCGTTGATAAACTCCATCACATTTGAGTGGTCTTTTTCATTTGCATTTGTGTTGTCGTACTCCAGCGTGAAGTTTAAATCGTTTGCTATCTCTTCTACTGCTTCTGCAAATGTAAGTTTTTTGTACTCTTGCACAAACTTGATAGCATCACCTCCAGCACCGCATCCGAAACAGTGACATATTTGTTTTGCAGGGCTTACAACAAAGCTTGCAGTTACCTCGTTATGAAAAGGACACGGAGCCTTGAAGTTTGCACCAGCTTTTTTGAGTTCTATGAAGTTGCCTATGATGTCTACTATGTCTAGTTGTGACTTTAGGGATTCTAGGGAGGATGGTTTTATCATGATTTTGCACACTCTTGACATATTCTCTGTTTGTTCCCATTTCCAACTAACTTTGTTCCATCGCAATTAGAACAAATACCATTTTCTTTATCTCTTTTTATCAGATAAGCATACATGGAATTCCAGTTCTGAAAACCGTATTTCTTTGACTCAGCATTGTAGGCATAACTTAACTTAAAGCCTTGTTCTTTATATACTGTTTCATATTGCACTTTTACAATTTTTTTAAACTGTTGATATGTTGGTACATTATCTAGTTTAGATTTTGTGGTTTTTAGGGAGGATGGCTTTATCATGTTACTAACCTCTGACAGAACCCATACTCTTCATCTATTGGTATTGCGTAAGTAAGAACTGCATCATACATCCTTGACTTGTTGCTGATACATATATGTTTATCTGTTATTTTCACTTTCTTTTTTGCTTTCGCTATTTCTTCAGTAGTTTGAACTTGTATTTTTATGATGTCTGTATACTCTATTTTTTTAACCCATGCCATGCATTTTGAAGTAAGACAATTTATATTTGTATGAGAAAAATTATCTATTTCATTATCAAAAATAATACTCTCTTTTATCACTATATGTTCAATAAATGGACATATTTTTTTCTCTGCTTCGCTTGCTTTTTGTATCATTTTGTTCTCCTAATGTTAAACATTTATGAGCGACTTAGTAGCCGCATGTTCTACATGTATAAACTAAGTGTTCTTGGATTACAACAGGTAAAAATTCACTTTTATCAAGAAACTGCACTTGTGTTGATAGTGCTTTTGACATTGGTATCTCTTCACCCTCTGCTATGTAATCAACTCCCATAGGTTCATTTCTGCATTTAGGGCAAGATGTCATTTTATACCTCCAACTGCCTAACTTCTTTTTGACCATGTACCGCTTGATTAATTTGAATTTTATTGCCTGCCAAAATACCAGCACTTTCTGCACTTCTATCAACTTTTGATTTTGATTTTGATTCAAATGTAGAAAACTCTCCATTTAAAAAATCTGTACTTTCTTTTATTCTTGATTCTAAGTCAATACATACAAGTCCATACTCTTGTTCTTGCTGATTGAAGAACTTATTTTGCTGTTCATATAGTTTTTTAAATACTATTTTTATAATTCCTTTTTTGAAACCCTGCATCTTACTTTTTAAAGTATGAGATTTTAAACCTTGTGATTTTAGTTCGTTCATATATATAGTTGAGCGTACCTCTATCTCCCTACTCAAAAATTCAACTAGATACATAGCATTTTCAACATCTCTTTCTCTTCCTGTAATACTTCCTTTTGCGTTTACATGGTAGTATCCATTTCTCCAAGTAAATATACAACCTGCTATATTTGCCATAGATGAATATAAGTCAATCATCCAGCTAGGAACTCTTTTGACTTTTAAAATAGTGTCCTTACTGATAAAGTTTTGTCTGTAAACTTCATCTTTTGTAATGTTGTGTTCACCCATAAGTTTTAAGGCTCTGTCTAGTGCCAGTTTAGCTTCGTGTTCATTGTCGCTCATAGAAAGATTTAATAGCTTTTCTATTTTATCTTTTATGCTTTCTTTCATGCTACTGCTCCCTTGACATTAAACCCTAGCTCAAATTTACAGATATTTAAAAACTCTTCGTCTTTTAAAAGTTCTCTGATATCTGCTGGTGAATGTACTGACTGGTTTCTTAGTCCTGTTGTAAGATGATCGATGGCTTCTTCTTTAGACTTATCTGCAATAAGTGCTTTTAGTCCTCTGAGCGTCTTTTCTGTAAAAGCTTTACTCATCTTTTCAACATTTCTTGCAATCTGAGTGCAAGCTCATACATGTTGTCACTTACATCTTTTTGCAAGCCTATCTCTTCGCTTATAGTTATGATGAGGCTCATGTAGTCAAACTCTTGTAATGGCTTCATAAGTGGGTCTAGTCTTTTGTCAGGTGCATCTTGAAACTCTAGGAACAAAAGATAAAGTCCTAGCATTTCAGGGTTTGTGCTGTCTTCTGGAATCATAGAAATAATCCCTGCATTATGCCCTTTTTTGATACGCTCCAAATCTGTAAAGTTTAACTGTGAAAACATTACATCTACCATGGAAGTAACCTTGTCCAGCTCTGCTTCAACTCTTAAGAGTACTTTTCGCATCTTGTTTAGTTGCTTTTTATCATCTGTGATACTTACAGCTTTTGCAACTACATCACTCATCTTTCGCACTTTTAAAATACCTACTGCCATGTTGAACACGACTAAGTGTTTTATGGCAGGAGTGCTTAAAGATTTGGCAGCGGTAATCTTAGGTCTTTTTGGTGGAACTTGGAGTTGTGGGAGCTTACTCATCTGTTACACTCTCTAACTCTGTTTTGCTTGGTATGTCGAAAAGGTAGGTTCTGTGACTTATGAGCATTAGTTGAACTACTTTAGTGTCTTTTTTGATGATGTAAGATTTTTTACTATTTTCTGCACCGCAAAAAGAGCCGGAAGCATCTGCAAAATATTGTTCAGTTCCACTTGGATTATGCACTCTAATCATAATCTCGTTTTCATCATCCATATTTATGATTTTTACACCGCTTTGCATAGTGAGGTTTTCTGCCAAAGAATCTGCAAGCATCAACTGCATAGCATGACCGCTTTTAAAGAAGTCGTACTCTTGCATGGCTTCTACCATATCTTCTTCTGCTACACCCTCAGTAAATTTCGCTTTTAAAAACTCTTGGTCTATGGCTACACCTAAAGGGATAAGAGCTGTATCACCTACATTTATGGTTACATCTTCTCTTGCATATAAATCTATGTAGGCACTCTTGCCTGACTCATTTGTTGGCATCTTGCCGTTTAGTATTGTTTTGAACATGTGAATTCCTTTGTTATGTTTTTTTATGTAAGGTTTTTGAAAGTTCACAAACTTCCATACCTTTAATTTCTCTATTGTGTTTTTTACAAAAAACTGTTCTTTTTACAAAAAATTCACAACCCCTACAGCTTTCTAATTGTTGAAGATTTTTCATTTTGTTTTTTTCATCATCTTTTGAATCTCTTTGTTGGCTCTAGTCAAACTTTCAATATTTGCCAAGTTTGCGAGAGCGTGACCGTTTAGTGGTTTGTTTTGCATAATTCCTAGCACTTTGTTAAATGCTTTCATGAGGCTATCTCATAGATTTGATATGCTCGTACTTGGATTTTTCTTTTACCTCTTCCCAACAAGTAAAACATTTCCCCTCCCATGAACGGAAGGGGATGAATCTCTCCGAGAACTAGCCAAAACTTAGCTTGGCTTGATTTTCCTATTTTAACTTGGTCACTTATCCCTACTGTTTTAAAGATAAAACCTGTTCCTCCATATCTTAGTATGTCTGTTAGTTGGGACTGAAGTTGTCCTATTTTTTTACATATAATCTCATAAGGTTCATCCCTTAGTTTTCCTTTTAGTTTCCACATAATGCTAACTCTCCTTTTATTTTTTGAGTTTCGTAGTAGTAAAAATAGTGTTTTTCTTTTTCTGCAAAGCATGCCTTACCGTATGTCAGGTTCATTCGTTTTCACCCCATTTTCTATTGTTCATTTTGTAAACATCAATGCTAATAAATATAAGTGTTATAACAGCGAGTGTGTTAAAAACATTTAAGCATATATGCTCTTGCATTTTTTATATCTCCTCTATTGTGATTTTGTATCTTTGTGTGCTTATCTCTTCAAAGTCTTTCGGTTTTTCTATAGTGAAGTACTCAAAAAAAGAATTTACTGAGTAGGTACAAAAATCATCTTCATTAAAACCTATATCTCTTAATTCCCATATCTTCTTTTTTCTTTTTTTCACTGGGGAAATTTTCTCACTCTTGAAGCTTTTGATATCATCCCGTTTAATCTCTTTTGACTTGATTTTTTCATATACCTCTTTTTGAGACTGGGCAGGAACTCTGCTTATCTCTTCAAGAACTGACAAGCCGATGTCTTTCTTTGTGTCTTGTATGTCGGATACTATAGCTTCGTCAAGTTTTAGGATGCCTAGTGCTTTGGAGATGTAGCTTTGTGATTTGCCTATCGCTGTTGCTAAGTCCTGCTTTTTTACATAGTTTTTACTTAACCAAAGCTCATTTATGAACATAGCTTTTTCAAAGTCTGTTAAATCATCTCTTTGTATGTTCTCAACTAGAGAAAGTTCTAAAACCTTTTTATCGTTCACCTGTAAGATATGAGCTTTTATAGTTGTGAGTCCTGCATGTAAAGAAGCACGGTATCTTCTCTCACCGCCTATAATCATGTACCCATCTTCTTTTTTTACTACGCTAATAGGCTGGATGAGTCCATTTTCTACAATAGAGCTTGCAAGCTCTTCAATGTTCTCAAAGCTTTTTCGAGGCTGTGCAGGGTTTGGGTAAACTTTTGTAAGCTGTAACTCACTGAACGGGCTTATACCTGTTGTGCGTGTTTTGCCTTTTGTGGCTTTATTTAGGGCTTGTAGGTTCATTTGAAAACCCCTTTATCTTCAAGCATCTTTAATGCAGTCTGTAAGCCAAACCACCATAAATAAGGTCGTTCTGTTACATGCATACCAAGCTCATAATCTTGTGCTTCTAAATCACCGCCAAAGTTTTCATAGTTATCGTTCATATACTCAACTACTTGGCAATGATTTTCAAGATAAGGAATTTCAATATCATCATAAGACTCAAAAACACCACTCTCTTTTAGGTTTTCAATAAATTCACTACATTCTTTTTGAAATAACTCAGCATCAAAATCTTTTATTCCCTCTCTTGGTACAGCTTCAAGTTTAGAAAGTACATATCCAAAGCTATTGAAAGTTCCATAAGCTAATATGTGGTTTTTTGGATTATGCCAATTAAAAGAAGCATTGCCATAATCTCCTTGTATAGTTAAAACCCCATCTATATAAACAAACTTCATAGCTCCCTCTGAAGAAAAAAGATTTTTAAAATCAATAATGCAGTCATTACCATCTTCAAGACTTGTGTAAAAAGCTTTATGATTTTCAAAAGTATCGCTATTCTCTTTTTTATACTCATCAAAATCTTTATATTCCCACATCTTTTTATTTTTTAATAAGCTCATCTCTAACCCCTCTTATCTCTGCTATCGCATTGGCATGAGTTGTGTCAAATACACTTGCACCTACTCCAAGAGTAGTTTTGTAAACCTTTCGGCTTCTTATAACCGTGTTGAGCAGTTTGTATTTATCCCCCACCGCTTCTTTAATGATGTCAAAGTTTTTGGTTAGTGGGTGAATGTTATTTAGGACTACGTTTATTTCATGGTCACCCAAGATGAGTTCGTCTAAAATATCCTTGAATGTTTGAAAGCCTATGACTTCTGACATACTGTCACTTATAGGGATGAGTATTTTATGAGAGAAGTCTATAGCTGTTCTGTTCAGGTCGTTGTCGAAACCGCCAACATCAATGATAGTTATATCTGTTGGTGTTGTTGGGTGAAGTAACTCTTTAATTAGAATTTCTACGGTTTTTGGTTGTAAAACTATGAAAGTATCTGTGCCTCTAATGGTGTTTATGAAAAAGAGCGTTTGTTGGAAGTCTAAGTCTATGATAGTGACTGTTTTTCCAAGCTCTTTAAAACTATGTGCTACGTTCCAAGTTAGAGTGCTTTTGCCAACTCCACCCTTTGTATGTGCTACTGTAATTATCATCTTCTAACCCCTTTCGTCCGTAATTGTATATTTAATAATCGTAATAACTTAGTACTCTATGTGTACAAGTTAATTTCATTTACCAAATTCTTTTGTTTTTCCCGAGGGAAATTTCCTCATTTGTGACTATTGCATAGCGTGCTGTAGTAGCTATGTTCTTATGTCCTATATCCTGACGGATATGTTCTAAACTGAGGTCAAGTTGGTGTGATGCGGTTATGTAGCCAGCTCTGAAACTATGTGTGGAGTAGAGTTCTCCTAGTATGGAATGGATAAATTTGTTCATCATGATGGTAAATGCCCCTGTGGTCATGGGCTTGTTTGTGTTGTTCTTTGCAAAAATGAAAACATCATTTTTTGGGAGTATCTTTTTTAAGTACTCTATTTGAAGTTGGTTGGAGTCAAAACTTATGAGCCTTGAAGTTTTGGTTTTGGTTTTGTTGGTGAGAGAGTACTCGTTCTCTTGTATCATCTGCTGCACATCTTTTGCGCTGAAGTTTACTATCTCGCTGATGCGACAACCAGTGAGATATAGAAGTGTAAAGGCACTTGTAAACTTTCTTTTTGTCGCTGGGTGTAATGATAGGCTTTTGTTAGTTGCATTTATGAGCCTATCAAACTCTTTTTTAAGTATGGGTTTTTTGGCTCTAGTTGTTCCTATGTTTCTGCCTATCTGGGGTTCACCGTTTTCTATACGGGTTTGGTTCTTTGGTTTTTTTTTTGGCATAGGTATTCCTTTGTTGTAAGTTTTGTTTTTTTGATTTGTTAGTGTGGGTACTGAGTGGAAGTAATAGCTATATTTTAAATTGTGGTAGTTTTTTTTAAGTTTTAGTTGTGTATAATGTTTACTCGAACCGACACACTTAGTGTATTTAAATGAAAATTTAAATGTTGAGACGAAGAAGAAAGAAATTTCTCTACCGTTTTAAACTTTCTTGAACCGACACGCGTGGCGTGATTTGCTTAGAGTTTCGGCTCTAAGCTTCTTTTAAAACTCAGCAGAAGATAAATTATAAGCCTTATGCTGGCGGTGCTGAAAATTCAATATTGCCATGGAAATTAAAAAACACTTCATTTTTCTCGTTTAAAAAGAAAATAGACATTGGCTCAAAGTCACTTTTAAGAGCATGGAAATCTCCGCCGGCTACATATTTCATATCTGCACTTATTGTAAATACTTTTTTACTTTCGTCTATCCAGCAAATAATTTCTATTTTAGGTTTAGACTCTAAAAGTTTGTAGCAGTACCAAATATGTCCATTAGTATCTTCGTAGCTTTTATCCACACTAAAATCTGGAATAATATTCATAGTATGTTTAAGAACGTCTACAATTGTGTCTACTAGGATACCTCTCGGAACCATCACTTCTAAATGCGTTTGAGTTATTTTATAATTTTCATCTTCTACCAGCTCATAGTTACTTAGAAGTTCATTTGTAATTTTTGTTTTCATTTTGTCGCCTTCCTTTTATTTTAAAATCTTCTATATAGTTTATAATAAACCTACTAAATTAATAATTACCATTCAAGATTTCTAAAGCTCTTTGCTCGTCTATCTCTTGCCCTGTAGTAGGGTTTATGTATGATGTTCCAAAAAGTGAGCGTATTACTGTTACATGTTCTTCTGCAAACATCTTTTTGATGTCTCTCATTGTTGGTCGTTTCATTTTTTAACTCCATTTTTTTTATTTGAGATATAATTACTCAATCGGTTACAATCGCTGAACTTGTAACCTGTTGAATATTCATAATGTTAAAGTACTTTTGCAGATAGCTGATAGAATCGTTCTTCGACTATTTCTAGCCAGCTATTTGTTTGCTTTATGAGCTTTTTCATTTTAGTTTCCCCCTTTTAAAGATTTACTCATCTCTTTTTCCATGTTGTCGAGCTTTTGTATGGTGCTCCATAGAATAGAGGAAGTTCCTTTTATGGCTACATCTTCCCCTTTGTGTTCTATTTCGCTTATGGTTTTTTCTGCTAAACGCAGCATGCTTGACATGTCAGCTAGTGTATCTCTGCTTTGAAAAACAAGTTCTTTTAGTGTTATCATTTTGTTTTTCCTTAATAAATATAAAATGAATCAGTTGCTTCATCTGGGTATACTTCAAAAGAAATATAATTTGTGTCTATACCTACTGCGAATAGTGTACTCTCAGCATCATCTGCTTGATAAACCTTACAATCATCCACTTCTTGAATGAAACTCCAACTACTTACACCTAATGTCTTTGTTACTTTTATGTCTTGATACTCGTTCATCTTTCCCTACCTTGGTATAAAATCTGTATTGCATTTCTAAAAACACAATATCAATCCTATAGATTTAGCTTAATTTGTTCGGTAGCAACCCGATAGACCTTTACAGGACTTACGATTTTTAACATTTTTAAGATTTTTTACTTTGATAAAAACACTATATAAATGTCCTTAACGACATAATAGCACTATTTTAATGTGTTTGTCAAGCCTATGACACATTAAAATAGTGTTTTGTGCTATAATCTACACACAAATAAGTTAATAAACAATGGAATTACAAATGAAAAATGAACAATTTGAAGAGTTATTGGAACAAGCAAAGATAAATAAAACAGAGTTTGCAAGTTTAGTTGAGATGAACTATACAAGCGTGACAAATTGGAACAAGTCGGATAATGTTCCTCAGTGGGTAAAGAGCTGGTTGGAGAACTATATAGAGATGCGTAAACATGAAGCACTAAAAAAAGCTTTTATAGATAGCGGTATTTGCGAGCAGTTGTCAGTGATAAACAAGATATAATAGTTTAAATTATATCTAGGGGTTAGGGATGAATAAAACAATAGTTGCAGCTGTGGCATTTAACTTGTTCTTTGGTGTGCTATATGCAGATGATTTACTGGAATATACTTGTGCAAGACCTATCAAGCCAGCTAAGTTTGTAGAAAATAGAGATGTTGAACGCTACAACAAAGATGTTCAGAACTATAGAGGCTGTATGGATGAGTTTGTGGCTAAGAATAAAGAGATTGTAGATGCTCACACTACCGCAATTAAAGAAGCGATTAACGACTGGAACGGATTTGTTGCAGGAACTAAGAAGAAACAGAAAGAAGATAGGAAGTTTGTAGGGGAAAAAACAGGCGTAAGCCATACTGTTGGGCAAAGCGACCCTTATAAACTTACTACAGGGTTTAAATTTTGAATAAGATGATTATCCTTGGGCTATTGGCTGGTTCTTTCCTGCACTCTCAGGAATACATATATAAGTTTTTAAATAATACTATGCCAAACATTAGAGTAGAAAAAGATAGCGGAAAAGTAGAAGTGTATAGTGACATAACAAAAATTACGTTTACAGATACAATGCTGCACAACATACATAAAGAATTATATAAAGATTTGAAATATGAAGACTTTAAGCATAAAGTAGAAGAAAAGTACAAAAATATTGAATTTAAATCAAACGAACAATTTAGATGGATAGAATATAATCAGTATCTTGAGATAAAAAAACTAAAAGAATTTGATACTAAATTCTAGCAATTATACAAGCTACTCTCAAAAAACTCTTCAGGTGTGTATATGTACACACAAAATCATTATCGTGCCTCCTAAAGCAGATATGAGAGCCTTTTTTCTCTACAAACTCCCAAAAACTGCCACTTTCCTACCAATCCACAAAAATCTCTGCCCTTTCGCCAACACCAAAAAATTCGCCGCCATTTGCGATTTTTTTTACTGTTTTTAAGGTTATTCCGATTTTTTCCGAGTTCTCAGGATTTTAAGAAGATGCTTTTATATAAAGATGGTGAACTTGGATTTATTTGAGTTCATTATCCGTAGATATGACCATATTTACGGAGGGAATTGGTGGGTGGTTTGGTTTTGTCAGATATTTTCGGAAGTTTCGGGTTTCGGGAGTGGGTTTTAGTTGATGATTTGGCAGGGAAATGATGAGTGAATGATTAAAATGTCAGGAACTTTGATGTAAATAGTTGGAACTTCGCTTGAAATGTTTGGATATATCTCTAACATTGATGTCGTGAACATAATTATTTTCTCGGGGGAAAAAGTAGTAAAACATATTAATTTGTTTCTTTTAATATGTTTTATTTAAGTTTATGCTGTATTTTCTTAAGAATAGTACATAGTTTAAGGTTCGGAGCTGTTTTTGATGCTTTTTGGCTTAAGGTTAGAGTAGTTTATGATGATGAGCAGTTAGATAATATGGTGCTGTATGACCCTGCTTTTTCTGATTTTTGAATCTGACTTTTTAGGGGGTACCCCAATTCCCCAACCCCTTAACCTCTCATATCTATATATGAGAGAATCGCGCTATGAATTATAAAATTTTAGTCAAAAAAAATTTCAAATGGCGGCGAACTCTACTCTTCCAAAAGTTGGAACTGTCTGTGCCAAAAGGTGGAATAGCACTGTTCCAAAAGTTGGAAACAATAAATATAACCAACCTATAAGCAATAAAATAACTAAAGAGATTTCTTTTTTCTTTTCTTTTTTTAAGAGCAAGAGCTACAGTTTAGATATCTTCATATTTGCTATCACTCTTCCAATAATTTTAAAGTCCTCACAATCAGCATCTATTTGGGGAAATATAGGATTATCGGATTTTAAAAAGATTGCTTTTGACTTAGGCTCTATAAATAATCGTTTTACATAAACCTCTTCACATAAATATATAACATATATTTTACCCTCTATAGGCTGTATATCATTTTTATCAACAAAGATAATCTCTTCATCTTCTATGGTCGGACTCATAGAGTTCCCAGCCACTTTAATAGCATCTATCTTTTTACTAGATGATGGAATCATACTTGGAGCAAGTGTAATATATGTCGGTTTACAATCGCTGTTTGTGCATCCATACCCTGCACTGGCATTGATATCTTTGTAGTATGGGATACTTATCCCACTGTTGAGTAAACCTGATGTAATGGAGATATCATGCAATAATAAATCTCCTGTATTTTGCATCATATCTCCCGTTCCACTCTCTAACCACTCATAATTGAATCCGTATTTATTTGTTAAAATCAAAATATCTCTTGGTTTCATATGCTTAGTATTTCCCTGCTCCCACGCTTTTATCTTGCCATCAGTACACCCAAATATGTCTGCTAGCTCTACTTGATTGACACCCAGTGTTTTTCTTACAAGTCTTATTCTATCCGCTAAATCATTCATGATATCTCCTATTTTTAGATTATCTAATATCTGTTTAAGTATTAAAACAGTAAACTTACGGATATTAAACTATAAATTAAAGTATATTATATCTAACTTATGAGGGAAAAAAGCTAATGTGCAAGAACTACTTTACAAAAAAAGAGGTTGAAGCTTTACTAAAAATTTCTCAGAAGACCTTAGAGTCCCTAATGACTAGAGGGAAAATAGAATATTTTAAGATTAATGGCAGAGTTAGGATATCAGAGGCTCAAATAGATTGTTATATAAAAGCAAATACAGTTGAAGTAATACCGCCAGAAAAAAATCAAATGGCGGCGAATTAATATGACACACACTCTGATTATAAATCAAGTCAAAGCTCTAGAGTGGAACTTATCTCTTAAAGAGAGTGTTGTTATGTCAAAAATGGTTGATTTATCAACTTGGGCAACTGCGGTATATCATGAAAAAAAAGTTTATTATGTTTTGTATAGAAGTAAACTCTGGGAAGAGATACCTTTACTAGGGAAAAATGAAAAATCAGCAGGTTTTGTTCTTCAATATTTAGAAGAAAAAGGGTTGATAGAATCTATAAATAAGTTTACAACACCAGCTTTTAGGATAACAGATAAAGGTCGTGAGTGGACAAGTACAAAAGTAAGTACTGCTCTAATAGATAAAGAAAATAAAAAAACAAATGGCGGCGAAAATAAAAGGTTTACATTCCGTCTTGAAGAAGAGCTTGAATATGATGATTTGGAAGATAAATATAAAAGATTTTTAGAACACTGGTGCAAAGAGTACGCATTGAAGTACAAAGTTTCAGAAGATGAATTTGAGGGTTTTGTAAGTCAAAAAAAATCTATCGGTAAAGCTCATAAAGATTGGTCAGCTGGATTTGAGAGCTGGTGTTTTAATCTGAAAAAACTCAACAAAAAAAGAAGATTGGATAAATAATGATTCGCTTACTCGAGGGGCTAGTTCTTCTAAAAGAGATAAATGAGCTAGATGGTTGTGCCTACAGTTCAGCTCAACTCATGGATATGTATCCTAAGAGTATTGTTGTTTACCGACATATCAAATATATCTACCGTGATGTCCTCCCTGAGTATATTGCTGAGAGACTTACTGTGTTGGATGATTATATCCAGCTTGGTGAGTTAGTTGAACAAGTCTCCATAAACAGAAATATCATAAGAAAGAGAATAGCTTTTATGAAACAAACTGGGATACATCTTTTTGACTATGAGATGGTTTCTGGAATCTTTTTTATAAAGCTTGATGAAGAGTTTAAATATCTGTTTCAAAATTTTCAACCATTTTTGGCGACTTTACAAGATTTAAATTTAGAGCATTGCAAATTGCTCGGTGATTTGAAGATAGGATTTTATTGATGAGTAACAATGACTGGTTAAATCCAAAAAAATTTGAAGAAGAGTTTGGTATCTCTGAGAGTACTCAGGCGAGATACCGTTCAGATAAAAAAATACCTTATTCAAAGATGGGTAATTTTATTTATTATTCTCGGGCAAAAATTTATGCTTGGTTCGAGCAACACAGTTTTGAGACACAAGGAGTTTAGGATGCAAAATTTAGACAATATAAGAAGTTTGGTACTTGGTTCGATTTTAACAGCGAATGAATTTGGAAATATTGATTTATCAATAGTAATGAATAGTGGTATAAATATTGATTGGTTTGAGAGTAATGAACATAGAGAACTTTTTAAAGTAATTCATCTTTATTATGATGCTAATAAACCTTTTGATGATAATATAATCATGCGATATATTAGAAAAGTTCAAATTCCAAATGCTGAAGAATTTATGCTTAATATTATGGCACAAAAGCAAGTACCTCAAAATATTCTCATGGAACATATTTCATATTTAAAAGAAAATTATCACAAGAAAATGCTACGTAAGCTAAATATAGATATATCAAAAATGTTAGATGATGAAAATATAACTAGCGATGCAATATCACAAATGGTGCAGAATCAACTTGATGGATATATAAGTCTCAATAATGATTCATCAACAAAAACACTAACTGAAATAAGGAGACTTAGAAAACTAAAGCCTCCAGCTGAAAGAACAGAGACTGAAATACCTTTTATAGATACTGTTTTGACCGACAAACATGGGAAAAAGGGTTTTAGAAATGAGGGTTTAATCTATGTAAGTGGACTTAAAGAGAGTGGTAAGACCTTTATTGTTACAAAAATAATAGAGAATATATCTAAAAAACATCATGTTATGTTTGGTTCTTTAGAATTTGGAGCAGATTTGTATGATGAAAATGTAGAAGAACAACAAGAAGAATTTACATTTAATGGAAATACAGACAATATACATGTATTTGATGAAATATATGAAATAAATGCAATGTGTGCAGAGATACGACTGCAACATAAACTTTTCGGTATTGTATTAGCTGTAGTAGATAGTGCAATGAGAACAGTAAATAATAACCCTCTATTGAAAACAGATGAAAGAAGAATATCTGAAAAATTTGTAAAGCTTGGGATGCTTAGTAAAGAATTAAGAATACCTATCGCTATTATTGTTCAAAGTTCTAAAGAGGATTTGAAATCATCTATGGTAAGTGTTAAGGGTTCAATGGATGCAGACCATGAGGGTTATGTGTGGTTCCATCTTACAAAAGTTAAAACTAAATCTAATATTGAAAGTGAACTTAGACATGTAATGTGGGTTAAAAATAAAGATACAAAAAAGCACCCAGTGCAGCACTTAATGTTCGTACCTGAGACAAGCGACTTTTACAGAGTTGAGTTAGACGAGAATGGTTATGCAGGAAAGGCACTTGATAAGTTTAGACGACCACCACCAAAAGTGATAGAGACTGTTTATGAAGATATTCCAACAGAAAAAAGTAAAAGCAAATTAAGCGAAGCAGAGATGGCAGAGATGCCTACACTTTAAATAAAAGGAGAAAAATAAAATGGCAAAAATGGGTAGAGTTTATAAGAGTAGTTATACAGACAAAGAAAAAGTTGTAGTGAATACTATTATGATGGATTTCAGAACTATCAGTGCTAAACACACTTTTAGTATTAGCGTAAATAAGATGAAGTATCCAGATGGTGTTGTGAACAAAAACATAACAGCTGGTAAAGAGGAACATCCTGATTATCATATCTGGGCTAACTTGGCGAAGCGTGGAGAGAGCGGTTGGAGTGAGATTGTCGGAAATCTTCGTAATGCTGTAAGTGAACAAGGATTGGCTTATAAGCGTGGTTCACTGTTTGACCCGTTTATATCTAAAGAAAATATTTACCTTACTCTTTTTAGTGTAGATGATGAAAAGAAAGTAGATGAAAATCATATTTATAATGTTGTAGCACAGCCTTATAGAAATATGGGAAGTGAGCCAAGTAACAACCATAGTCAATCTGCACAGCCTAACTATGAACCAAACTCTACTTATGCAAAAGCAGACGGTTCTAGTGTTCCTGTTTATGAAGAGAATCTTCCTGACCCTATTGATGTTGATGAAGATGAGATACCTTTTTAGGACATGAAAAAAGATATTGAAGATATACTTGCCAAGAAAAAAGCGGAGCCTATCCGTTTGGCTTTGGCTCGAAAAGATTTACTTCATTACTCTAGATATATGTTTAGTGATTATCATGAAGTAGATTTTATGGAAGCTTGGTACCATGAACTTATCTGTTTAGCTTTAATGAAAGTTTTAAGTGGAGAGATAAAAAACTTACTTATAACAATTCCTCCATCGTATGGTAAAACTGAATTTGCAGTTAAACTATTTATATCTTATGCACTTGGTAATTTCCCTTGGTTTAGAGCTATATATGCTACTTACTCAGATGATTTAGCAACAGAAACCCCTTCAGATGTAAAAAGTATGATAACAAGCGAAGCATATACAAAAGTTTTTGGAGAAAAAAAACTTCTTAAAACTGCCGATAAAAAATGGTATATATCGAAAAATGGGAAAAAAGATGGTGGTATGTATTCAACTACTATAGAGGGTGGTATCACTGGTTTTCACGGTGATGTTCTTATTATTGATGATGCCATGAAAGCTATATTGAAAAATAATAAAGCAGCTCGAGATACTACTAAAGAGTTTTACACTGGTAGTGCAAGTACAAGACTTAGAAAAGCAAGCCCTATAAAAGCTATTATATGCATAATGCAGAGACTACATAAAGATGATTTACCCGGGTATTTAATTGAAGAAGAAGCTGGCTTATGGACACATATTAATCTTACAGGAACAGAACCAAAACCACAAATTTATAAATTTTTTGAATTTTATTATGAAAGACCTGCACATGAGCCATTAAATACAGCTATGGAAGATGCAGAAGCTTTACAAAAACAAAAAGAAACTATGAAAGAGAACTGGTACTCTCAGTATATGCAAGACCCTAAAACTATAGAAACTGGATATATCACAGATGATGAATTTACATCTGTCGCTTCTTGGGAATTAGCAGAAGATAATAAGTGCATAAGTATTGACCCTGCACAAAGCATAAAAGAAACAGCAGACAATAGAGCCATTAGTTTAATAGGTGTAAGTGAAAATAAAGAGAAAATAGAATTATTTAATATTTATGGAACTTGGTTTGGTAAATGGACTAATGATGTATTTGTAGAACATATTATTACTGTTATGATTGATAACCCTAGGGTTCCTGTATTTATGGAAAGTAGTGGTGGTGGCATCTTGACTGAGCAAAATTTAGTTAAAGCTCTAAAGATAGTTAATGCAGAAAGAAAGAAAGAGGGTAAACCAATAGTTACAAACAAGGTGACATTATTCAATCCAAAAACTTCTATATCTAAAAATCAAAAAATAGAAGATAGTGTTGATACCTATCTCAAAAAACATCAAATAAGATTTGTAATAGGTGGAACTGGGCAAGAGCAAGTAAAAAAAGAGTACAAAGGTTTTCACCCCGAGAAAGATTCTGCTGAAGATGACTGTATAGAGACAATAGCTAATGTGGTAGTAAACGACTTTATTACGGCAAAAACTCCAAAGAAAAATACAACTGTAACCATGGGTATCAGAGAGATGGCTCAAAATAACAAAAGAACTGGATGGAGAATCTAAAACTAGCACATAGAGGTATGACTTAAGCAAAATTAAATTGATAAAATCGTTTTCATAATTAAAGGTGCATTATGAGAACAGTGACGTTAGATATTTCAAAGCTTGGTTTAGTTGTTGGTGATGCTATTAAAGTACAGCTTGTAAATAGCATCGGTAAACTTCTTCTTAGCAGTAGTGGGTATATGCTTGATAGCACAACTATTACTACAGCCAATATATTTGAGATATCACTTTTAGAGAATGAATACATAGACTCTATCTCAAACTATAAAATAATCCTCCCAAGTACTATAAGCTTTACTTTTAAAGTTCCTGTATCACAAGAAAACAACCCTCACGACTTACTATCTCTTATGAGAATAGGAAATACAAAAGATATTATAAATGAAGATACAAAAAGTTTAGATAGTGAATTTGTAAAAAAACTTGACCTTTATTTCTCGGGGGAAAATCCACACTTTAACAAAACCCAAAAAAATGTCGTTGAACTCTATAGCTACTATGCTGATAATGTTTTAAAAACTACATCTACTATAGATGTTATGCAGTTAATGGATGAATATTTATTTGCACTTGTAGGAGAAATATAATGGCTGGAAGTTTTATAGGAGCGGTAAAAAATGTTGCAAAAAAGTTAGATATCATTGAAAGTGCAAATACCACCTTTGATCCAGGGGTTATTCCTGTATTAGAAGAGATAGCATTACTTGATCTAGATTTAGCAATAGCAGATTTAAAAAAAGGTACATTTTTTGGTAATAGAAAAATAGATATAGACCTTGCTTTAAACAATAAAGTTATTTATGACTATATACAAAGTCAGACACTTCTTGGTGCTAAACCAGATGCCAATGTTATGTTAGATATGTGGACTACTGTAAATACTGCTATATACTACAAGGGTGCAACTATTCTCTATGTAGATGGAAACATAGTTGAGATTGTTTTTAAAGACCAAACTCTTACAAATGCTGAGTCAGTAGCCTCTTCTTCTGAGGTAATCTCTCATATAGAGCAGGATTTAGCATACATAGCATACACCACAGAAACATCAATGATACAAGATAATGACGGTATAGTCGGTCAAATAATAAGAGCCTATGATATTGTGGGCACTACCTCAAACTTAGAAAGAATCACGCTTCATGTAGATGAAGCACAGGGTGGAGTATCTATTGATATTAGCCCTACTTTCTATTGGGGAAAGACAACTTCCGCATTTGAAACACTCTCTATGAGAACAGCCGACATCATCAAGCTTGGAAATGACATAGACTCCATTATCACACTTGCAAACAGAATTACAGAGATGCTGGACTTACAAAGCCACATCCCTGAGTTTGTGACAAATTTGGACTCTTTATATGCAAATATTGCAAAGTTGCAAGCTATCTATACAAACATAACAGGGATAACAACAGTCTATAATGATATAAAAGTTGGCGGTACGAACTACATAAATAGTGCAGCAACTGACCTTCAGCTAGGTGCAAGCTCTAAGATATTAACTATCAGTGCAGACCTGCAGCTGGGTTTATTGAGCAAAATAAAAGTTGTGAACGACTCTATAATAGGGGTTAATACTGTATCTGCAAGTATAGCAAATGTGAACACCACTGCTATAAATATAGCAAACGTGAACACCACTGCAGCATCTATAGCAAATGTAAATCTTGTAGGTGGTTCAATATTAAATGTGAATACGACTGCAGGCGCAATAGCAAATGTGAACATAACAGCAACAAATATAGCCGATGTGAACACAACAGCCCTCAACATTACAAATGTGAATGCTGTAGGGGTAAATATCTTAAATGTTTTAGCTGTTAACACCAATGCTGGAAATATAAATGCCGTAAACGCAAACAAGATAAATATAGACCTCAATGCAACAAACATAGTGGCTATCCAAAACGCAAGCACAAATGCTGCAACTGCAACAACTCAAGCTGGTATCTCAACTGCTCAAGCTGTGATAGCAACAGCTCAGGCTGGCATAGCTACCACAAAGGCAAATGAGATTAAAGCGATTACTGCTGGCACTACAACTACAGGTGCAGCTGGAACAAATGCTCTTGTAACTTTTGACTCAGTAACAAGCAAGTTCTACTTTGTAGTTCCACAGGGAATAAAAGGTGACAGAGGTGATGCTTTCCAAGTAAACTCTGTTGGGCTTTTAGCAGATAAGAGTTTATATGATTCTCAAGTTAAAGGTTTTAGTTTTTTAGCAATAGATACAGCAGGGATTTATTTCAAGCTCTCAAATACCGTAGCTGACTGGTCGGTAGCAGCTCCTTTTGGTAAAGGAGATGTTGGTGCTACTGGTGCAACAGGTGTAGGAGTTGTATCGACTATCAGGACAAGCGGAACAGGACTAGCAGGTTCACTTGACACATATACTATCACATACACGGATGCCTCCACGGATACTCTTACTGTTCAAAACGGTCTTAATGGTGTACTCATTAATGATGCAACTATGACACTTATAAGTACATGGTCTAGTAGCAAGATAGTATCAGCACTTTCTTTTAAAGAAGATATTACTGCTAATGATATAAAACTAGCTTCTAAATCAAACATAGCAGACATACAAGACATCTTAACTTCCATAGATGCAACAAAGCCCTTAAGTGCAAGACAGGGTTCTGTACTCAAAGGGATGATTGACAATCTCATTACGCTTGTCGGGAGCAATGATGTGAATCTCGACACGCTCCAAGAGATAGTAACTTTCATAAAGCTTAATAAAACAACACTAGATGCTTTGGCAGTTGCAAACATAATCGGGCTGAGTGATGCTTTGCTTTTAAAGGCTGACAAGCTTACTACTTATACAAAAACTGAGGTGGATACGATAATTGCAGGTATCCAAACAAAACCATCTACAGCCCAAGTTATGGCTTATATAAACTAAATTAAGGAGATTTTATGGCAACAGAAACATTAAGTGTATTTAAAAACATAGCAAACCAAATAGGTTCAACAACAGCAATCACTACTGCTAATGTTGTAACAAACACAGCAACAGAACAAGCGGTAATAATAGACATAGAAGTGTCAGCTACAGATGCAGTATATGGTAATACAATAACAGTAACACAAGACGGTATCCCTTTAAAGAAAGATGGGGTAGTAATTAGCAGTAACACATCTACAGCTGGTCAAATAACTAGTTTAAATCTATCAGGCAAGCAGTTGGTTGATAAAAGTTCTGTATTTGACATAGTGCTAACTAGCTCGGCAGATATGTATTACGCTGGTAAAACTGACGGTATGATATTTGATGTTACAAATGGTATTTTTAAAGTTGTAGATGGAAATATAGATAGCAGACTTTCTACAACTGCTTACAGCGAGACTGTACTAAAAGCTGGAATACTTTCCACAAATTTATCTTTGGTCGCAACACCGGCTAGTAGTGCTTTTGGTTGGATGAGTGGCATAAATAAAAGATTTAGTAGATGTATGGCAAGCACTGTATATACCCATAATGATACAGGAACATTAATACAGACTGCTGCAGTTTTTAGTTACTTAACTGTACATGGAGCATGTACAGACGGCACTTACTTTTATGGAAAAGCAGATGCATCTAATGCAATATTAGAAAGAAGATTAGTTTCTACTGGATTGGCAGCTACAAGTATTACTCTTAGTATAGCTATTCCTGGTCAAACTGGCAATCAAGGTGGATATACCTTTTATTACAATGGTTTTATATATATAAAATCTATTGCAACAGCAACTGCTGTATATAAAATAAATGCAACAACGGGTCTAGTTTCTACTATTGCTGTAGCTACTGGTAGTTCTTACAGCGCTGGTGCATGTATAACTGTAGCAGCTGATGGTGTTCCTTATATTGTTGAATACGCTACAGTAGGCGCAAGAGTGCTTAATTTGAATACAGAGCAAGAGACTGTATTTGGCAGTGATGTGTTAGTTCTAAGCACAGAATATGGTAACTATGCAATTGAATATGGTGTTGGTGTTTGTGCTTTTGTATACAACGCTACAATGACTTTTATAGATGTAAACAACATGACACAAAGTGCTAGTGCTACTACAGCTTCGGCTAACCTGCCAGCTGCACTTAATTCCAATGGTATTGCTTCATCCATGTGTGGGATACCTCTGCACGAGCAAACAACAACGGTTGTACCTAGAGCAATAACCTATGATGTATTTGCATCTGGCGTTAAAATAACAGGAGTATAAGATGCTAGAAAATAAAATAATACCAGTAGTAGTAAGCGATGTGCTATATGATAGTGGATGGATGGCATTTACAGGAAATGGGACTCCAACTACTTACTGGGAAAAAATAACAGATGTAGCATGTGATGTGAAGGTATTAAAAAGATTCTCTAATAATAGTATTAATGAAAACATTGGAAGCAATGTGTGTTCATTTAATACTGCCACTAATAACTTTTTCTATGCTGGTATTAATTTAGCAAATGGAAGTGTACTAACTTCATCAGCTGCATCTATTTATAAAGGCGAAACTTGGCTTTCAACTACTGCCACTATAATTGATATAGCTAGAAACAACCAAATGAATAGTTTGCAAGACTTATCAAACTTGATTAGTGTATCTTGCCCCGAGGGGTCTACACTGCAAATAAGAAGTAATAGTATTTTATTCATAATTGGTAGCATTATGGAATTTAGGATTGTTTTTTTAAAACCTAGAGAAAAGTTTCTATAATGAGCTTGTATATAAATGTAAACATTAATGGGGAAGTTATAGAATGTTCGTATATAAAAAACATAGGACATGTCATACCTGATGATTCGTTTAATGTATATCCAGCACCTTGTTTTACCTACGATAGTGTTACTGGTGTACTTGTCTTAAAAACTGATTTTCAAACTGTACTTGATGGCATCACAAGCAATGCACTTTTAGCTGAGTTAGAACCTTTAAAACTAGCTAAATGCAAAGAGGTAGATACAAATACTGCAAACTCAATAACTGCACTTGCAGGTAGTTTAGAATCTCAATCGAACAAGCAGGCTAAAGCTTCTCAATTAATTCGTAAAGAAGCTCTTGGAACTATCACAGCAATCGAAGCAACGA